TGATGACACCGAATTGATTGCCGACCTTACCGGCCCGACATATTCACATACGTCTGATGAGAAACTGATTATTGAGAGCAAAAAAGATATGCGGCGAAGAGGGTTGGCCTCAACTGATTGTGCCGACAGTCTTTGTTTAACCTTCGCCCAACCCTACGTAAAGATGTCTCGATATAGTGGCCGAGCCAACCCTGTCGCCAGACAACGGGCGGCAAGGCGAAGTTCAAGGAAACGACGGTTGATGTCTAAATCACCTGCGGGGTACTGATATAATGAGTGTTGAAAGTTTGATTGGCGTTTTTAATGGTGAGCTTGAAGAGGCCAAACAGAAACGAAGGCCGCTTGAAGATGATTGGTTAAAGGCTTACCGGCAATTTTATTCTGTATATGATGGGGATGTTGAGCTTGCCGAGAATGCCAGTCGCTTATATGTCGGGATTACCAGGCAAAAGGTCATGGCTGCATGGCAGCGAATCTGTGACATCATGTTTAACCGGGCTGAAATGCCGTGGACGGTTGAAGCCAGTCCTGAGCCTAATATTCCTGTAAGGAGGGCTTTACAGGAAATCTTTAACGCCTTGCCGCCGGAAGCGCAACAGGCGGTGGCGATGGAGGGGCCTGAAGTAATCCTTGCCCGGCTGGATGAACAATCCCTGGCTGATGTATCCCGTGAGATCGCTCAAAAGGCTGCCGCTGAAATGAGCCATGAAATCGCTGACGCGTGGGAAGAAGACCGTGCCAGTATTAAGGTTCGTCATGCCTTGCTTGAAATGGTGATTACTGGGTCATGTATCATCAAGACCGGGACAACTCAACGGAACGTGAGCCGTTGGGGAGCAGTTGATGGTCAGTTTGATTATAAGCCGAAAACCAAGTTTTCCCCTACGATAAAGTATGTCAGCATTTTCGATGTTTGGTTTGACCCCTACGCCAAGCTGGTTATTGATAACGGCACGATTGATAGCTGTGAATACGTTTACGAACGCCACGTATTCACCCGATCCCAGTTATACGACCTGATTGATGCCCCTGAAGGAGTCTTCAACCGAGAGGCAATTTTAAGGCTTTTACATGATGGGGAAAACTCTGAAGAACTGCAATCAGATCGTGACATGCGTAATATGCGTGGGGAGACGACTGCTGCCAACAAGAATCGTTGGGATGTATGGGAGCGGTCTGGATATGTAACGGTAAAGCAGCTCCGTGAAGCTGGTGTCGAAATCGGGGAAGATGAAGAGGGGGTAATCAACGCCAACATCTGGTACAGCGGCAATGAGATCATCAAAGCTGTTCGCAACCCGAACAAGCCGAATAAACTGAACTACTTTCTTTGTCCTTACGAAATCAGTCCGGGGCAATTATACGGGATAGGGATACCTTACCGGATGCGTCATTCTCAGGCGTTACTGAACAGTTGTGTAAGGTTATTCATCGACAACAAGGCCAATGCCTCTGGCCCGGTGTTTTTTTACGATGAGGACGCCTGGAACCCGGAAAACGGTTTGCCTGAAGATCAGATACAACCCTGGGCGTTTATCCCGTTTAATACTGCGGCAGGAAAGGGGTTGCGGGATATCCTCCATGTGGTGACAGTGCCTGATGTCTCGAATCAGCTCATTCCTTTGATAGAACTCGCCAAACATACTGCCGATGACGAAAGCAATGTTCCCAGCTTTGCTCATTCGGCACAAAACCCTGAGCTAACCAAGGCCACCGGCGGGACATTGGGTGGGATGAGTATCTTGATGAACGCTTACGATCTTGGAAACAAGACGGTTGTGAGGAATGTTGATGAGTTTATTATTACCCCCGTGATAACAGCCTTTTATGACTGGTTTATGCAGTACAGCCCCCGTGAGGACATTAAGGGGGACATGAATATTATCGCTCATGGTGTTACCGGGTTAATGAAAAAAGAGGTGCAGAGTCAAAGAATGATGCAGCTTTTGGCTACAACGGCCAACCCGGTTGATTTGCAATTGTTTGGCCCGGTACGCCGGGAAATGTGGCTTGATGCATTGGAGAGTATGGATGTTGACACAAGAAAATACAAGGCTCTTACTAACCCTCAGCAAGGACAACCGGTTCAAGGACAGCCTGCTCCCACACCTCAAGGAACGCCTGAAGGAATGCCGGGAAATGCAGGACACCCTCAAAGACCCGGTGGATCTGTTCCGGTGCCAGGGCAGGGTTAAAGAGATTAAATGGTTGATGAGTCTTGAAAAAACGCTGGAAGCGGATATGAAAAAGTTTGAGTTAAGGGAGAACCGTGGGAAGAAACGGCCCCATAAATCTTAATTCCGGAGACCCGAAACGGCCCGGAGGAGGCGTACGATGGCAGTTGACTACGAGATGGAAGCCCTGGAAAAAGAAGTTGAAGAATTGAACAAGGAACACTTCTCCCAGGAGACCCCGAAAGAGGAAGTTGATGATCAGGAATCTACCAATGATGAAACAACAGAGGACGGGGACAAACCCCCTGTAGCAGAGGACGGTACCTCTGAGGGAGACGGGGAACCCCAGGTCTCTGCTGAGACAGAGGATACTGACGCAAGTGAAAAAGAACCGGCAAACATCTACGAAAAGCGTTACAATGATTTACGCCCGTGGACGACCCGTGTTTCTCAGGAAAATGCTGCGTTAAAGGCCGAACTCGACTCAATGCGTCGTTATATCGAGTCTATCAAGCCGAAACTGCCAAAGACAGACGATGTGTTGTCTGAGGCGATGGCTCCTGTAAAGGAGGAATATGATGAGTTGGCCGATGTCATCGGCCCGGCAATCGACAAGGTTGTCAAAAATTACATCTCTCCCTTACAGGCTGAACTTGATATGCTGCGGCAAAAGGCTGTCAGAGGCGATAATGAGGCTTTTGAACAGGCTGTTCGGGCTGAACATCCTCGGTTCGATGATGATGTTCAGTCTGCCGAGTTCAACGAGTGGCTGGGGAAGGACTCTCGGTATCTTCCGGCAAAAATCAAGGTAGAAATGTACCATGATCGAAGCAATGATCCTCAAGTAGCAATAAAACTGCTCAATGCGTACCATGCGGAGGTTGACAAACGTGAAACAACTAAAAAAGAATCGCATGAACAGGCGGTAAAACAGGCGGCACAAGCACTGGCTGAACCGCGGGCTGGTGGCAGTAATCCTCATTCATTAGCGATGTCCGGGAAAAAGTCAAAGTTTGGCACTTTGGCTGATGTTGCGAATATGGACAACGACTATTATGAGAAACATGCTGCTGAAATCCTGGCAGATATTAACGCCGGAATATTGCGCTAGCCTGATATGACCGCCCGCTGATTGCGGGGAGGTTTATAATGGCTAATTTAGCAAACGGAAATTTCGTTCCTGTTGTCTGGGAGAAGAATACCCTGGTCAAATTCAGGAACACGATGGTAGCGAAAGCTATCACTAACAGGGATTACGAAGGTGAACTCAAGAAAGCTGGAGATACTGTCCAGGTCAGGCAGATCGGCTCCCTTGCGGTCCAGGATTACGAGAAGAACGGGACGATAAAGTGGCAGGATTTGCCCGATGACAAAATCCCCTTTACTGTCAATAAACAGAAACTGGTTGCTTTCAAGGTTGACGATATTGATAAGGCTCAGTCCGATATCAAGATTCTGTCGTCTTATACCGATGAAGCGGCTTACACCCTGTCCAAGACTGTGGATACCCATGTTCTCAGTCTTCACGCTGATGCCTCGTCTATTTGGGGTTCCACTGGCAGTCCCCTCGATTGCGGGTACGGCTCATCCGAATATTCCCCGGTAAAAGTTCTTGCTCATCTGGCTCGGTTGCTTAATGACAAGGATGTTCCCGAGCAGAACCGGTGGTTTGTCGCGCCCCCGGTGTTTTATGAACAGCTTATGGATGAATCCGGCAAAGCTATTGATGCCGCCTTTATGGGTGACGGCTCTTCCGGGCTGAAAAACGGCAAGGTTACCCGACTGTTAGGGATGGACTTATACCAGTCAAACAATATCGCCACTGATGGGTCTTATTACGCTTGCATGGCTGGGACCAAACACGCCATCACCCTGGCTGAGCAGATCACCCTTACTGAATCTATGCGGCTGGAAAGCACTGTTGCTACCGGTGTCCGGCAACTGCTGGTGTTCGACGCCAAAGTTATGCAACCTGACGCTCTGGCGACCGCCTACCTGTCTTTCGATATTGAGGCTTAACTTGAAACCCCGTCATTCGTGGCGGGGTATAACTTTATGGAGGTTTTATTATGGCTACTGGAACCTGGACTGATGCCGGCGATACCGTTCTTACCCGGTCTGCCGGTGGATTGTACGTGTTGAAAAACACAGTCAATATGACTGATGTCATTGCGAACACTGATGTAACCGGGGCGGCGAATGATGTTATCCAATGTCTGCGGCCTGCGAACGTATTGGTAACCGATGTAATTGTTGAGATTACCAC